TTGAACCCTATTCAATATTGCCAGAAAATCCCCGCAGAGTCTGGGGATAAATATTACTACTATAAACTATAAAGGAATAACAGCATGAACGATACAACTATACTCATCACCCCAGAACAGGTTCAAAGTCATTATGATGCCGCCATAGACTCGGTCAATCTAATCAATGCTGGTCAACCCGTTGGCATGACTGATGAAGACTGGGCAGATACAGTCAAGCGTAATGTGGATCATTTAGAGGTCATGTTAGCAAAAGACTTTTGGACAGAAGATCAAGATTTAACTCCACTTGAAGGGGCAGTAGAACAATAATGAAATTAGATACACGTTGGTCAGAAATCCTAAAGCGAGCATGGTCGATTAAGTTCATTGTGATCGCAGGTATTCTTACTGCCGCAGAGGTAGTATTGCCAATGTTCGAACATGAGATACCCAAAGAGGTATTTGCTATTCTTACACTCTCTGCAGTGACTGGTGCTTTTATTTCACGTATTGTTGTACAAAAAGATTTAGACTAATAATGAAACTTCAAAATAAGACTCGTGCTGGAATCGCAACTCTAGTACTTAGTGCATCGGCTCTGGTCGGTCTGGCAGTGCATGAAGGATATCAGGAAAGGGCATACATACCAGTCCCAGGGGATGTACCGACAATCGGATTTGGCACCACTCAAGGTGTCAAGCTCGGTGATAGTACAAACCCAGTCCTTGCCCTACAAAGAAAACTAGACGACATCAAAAACTTTGAAGGTGCTCTAAAACAATGTGTCACGGTTCCGCTTCATCAATATGAGTATGATGCATTTATTTCACTCTCATATAATATAGGCTCCTCGGCATTTTGTCGTTCTACTCTGGTTCGTAAACTAAATGCAGGTGACTATGACGGTGCCTGTAAAGAAATTCTACGATGGGACAAGTTCAAGGGCGCACCACTTCGTGGTCTGACGATTCGTCGTGAAGCAGAATATCAACAATGTATTGGTAACAAATAAAGAGAACAATTATGGCAATACCAACATCACGTCAAACTCTAATCGAATATTGCCTTCGCAATCTTGGCGAACCAGTACTTGAGGTTAATATATCTGAAGAACAGATAGAAGATCGTATTGACGAGGCTCTGCAGTTCTTTCAAGAATATCATTCTGATGCAATCTATCCGTTATTCCATAAACATCAGATTACAGAAGCTGATATGGTTAATCAGTACATCAATATTCCAGATGCAATTACTGTCGTGACACGCATAATGTCATTAGCCGAAAGCGGTATGACATCAAATATGTTTTCTGCAAAATATCAAATGTTCTTAAATGATATATTTGATCTTCGTCATGCAGGTTCTATTACTAACTATGTTCAGACCATGTCGTATTTAAGTACTCTTGATATGGTTTTTAATGGTGAACAACAGATTAGATATAATCGTCATATGAACCGTCTGTACATTGATACTGACTGGGGTACCACCGTTAAACTGTATGACTGGATTATTGTTGAGGCATATCGTATTGTAGACCCGAATTCATTTGTCGATATCTACAATGATATGTTTTTGAAGCGGTATGCTACTGCGCTGATTAAAAGGAACTGGGGACAGAACCTTAGCAAATTTGAGAATATGCAACTTCCTGGTGGCGTAACAATTAATGCTCAAAGAATTCTTGAAGAATCTAATGCAGAAATCCAAAAAATTGAAGAAGAAATTCAGCTCAAACATGAATACCCGCCTATGTTTTTCGTAGGATAATTTTCTGTTATAAATAATATTATGAACATTGCTGAACAATATACATACGATATGCTCCTAACCGAAAGGAACCCTTCTGGTCGTAAGCTGTCAACCTTTAAAGCTAAAATTGATAGAACTGTTGTATATAATAAGTTGCACAGCATCAGCACGCCTAATTGTACAATTTGCGCTAAACCGCTCACTGACATAAAATCTTTTAAAGAAGGCTATTCAAAGTATTGCGGCCAAGCATGTTATAATAAACAATTAAGTGCACAAAATACTATTTGTAATTCTGCTAAAACGTCTTTGTGTACAATAAGGTAGCATAATGCCTACAAATGTTTTTTTCAGCCCTAAGGTTCGTACAGAGCAAATGCTCTATGAAGACCTTATCATTGAATCACTAAAGATGTATGGACAGGATGTCTATTACATACCACGTGAAACAGTTACACCAGACGAAATTCTTAATGAAGAATATTCGAAGTATGCTCGTGCATATGTAATTGAAATGTACATTAGTGATACAGAAGGCTTTGGCGGAGAAGGCAATCTATATTCAAAGTTTGGTCTAGAGATTCGAGATCAAGCAACATTTATTGTATCACGCAGACAATTTTCTCGTTTGGTTAGCATCGATGATAATGCTATCCGTGAAGAATGGCCACGCGAAGGTGACCTGATTTACTTACCATTATCAAAAAGTATATTTGAAATTAAATTTGTTGAGCATGAGTCTCCATTTTATCAATTGTCAGATTTACCAACATATGAAATGCAATGTGAACTGTTTGAATATGCAGCAGAAAAATTTGATACTGGCATTTCATCTATTGATACATTTGAGTCGACATATGGGCCACAGACCGTTATTGAAATACGCGGTGGCACGACTGGATTTAAGGTTGGCGAACTAGTATCTCAAGTAGTATCGACAGGCGTAACTATCACTGGCGAAGTATCTGACTATGTCAAGATATCTGCTCTTGATGCAATCCCACGAGTATCTGACCTATACATAACTAATATACAGTCATCAGACGGTGAACTTAAAACATTCCAAGTCGGCGGTGCATTTGTACGTGCTAATGATACATGGGAAATTACTAAAATCTATAACATTGATAACGATGATGACTACAATAAATTTATTCCACAAGAGCCGCTATCTCAGAATTCGGTATTTGAAGATCGTAGTGATGACATAATTGACTTCAGTGAACAAAATCCGTTCGGTGATGTAAGCACTCCATAAGGAAAATAATGTTTGGCACATACTTTTATCACGAACACATTAAGCGAACAGTAGCCGTATTTGGTACGTTGTTCAATAACCTTAAGGTAGTTAAGCGTGACGCTAGCGGTAAGATCATTTCGACAATTAAGGTTCCATTGTCGTATGGCCCACGACAAAAGTTTTTAGCTCGTATTGCAGATGAAAAGTATTTGAACGATCTTAAGTTAGCAATACGTTTACCTCGCATGTCTTTTGAGATTGTGTCGCTAACATATGACACTAATTCAAAATTACAAAAAGGTATGACAAAGAAGATACCAGTTTCAAACGAATCTGGTACTGATACCTTTCAGCGTTCATCAGTGCTATATCCTATTTCATATCGGATTGGTTTACAACTAAATATTTTAGCAAAGAATCAAGATGATGCTCTGCAAATACTAGAACAAATATTACCATATTTTCAGCCTGACTATACTGTTACAATTAAAGAAGTCAATAACAACTTTAAGTCTGATGTACCATTCGTTATACAAGCAGTCACTATGTCTGATGACTATGAAGGCGACTTTATGTCACGCCGTTCTATCATATATTCAATAGAGTTTGAAGCAAAGGTTAAGTTTTATGGACCAGTGACAGGCCGTAGTATTACAAAAGATGTACGAATAAATATATCAGATACGGAAATGGCTTTGGCTGGTGTACCATATAGCGCATTGCGGTTTAAAGTATTTCCAATAGGAGCAGCAGAAAACGAAGAGCATGAAATTATTACCACATATTCTGCCTTTGATAATGCAGAAACCGCAACACTGAACTATACTGCTATTACTGGTATGTTTGAAGTTGGTGATATTATAAATGGGATTACCTCTGGTGCGGCTGGTAAAGTATCAGGCATTGGTACTGGATTTATAACGGTCAGTAGTCCAGATGAGAATTTTACCGTTGGCGAAACCGTTACAAATTCAGAAGGTACTGCATCAATTGTTATCTCGACAATTGATTTAAGCTATCATATATTAGAATAGGTAATCTTTAAGATTATGGATAAAGAACAAATAGAAGATGACTTTGACTTCTCTCGAGATCAGTACTATAAACTGGTAAGGAATGGAGATGAAGCAATTGAGTTAATGATGGATCTGGCAAGAGAATCAGAAGCACCGCGTGCATTTGAAG